GGTAAATTTTTATCTAGTGAAGGAAGTACAAGACTAAAGTAAGTAGCTTCGCCATGCAACTCAAAACCTACTATTTGCTTTCGATCAACTTTACCAGAGTCTGCAACTACATCAATGTTCCCTACATAAAAACGCCCTCGGAGATTCTCGTAAAGCCAATCTGATATTTGCTTATTTGTTACTCCAGATAAGTTAATTATAACTTGTTCGAAGTGTGGAGGTAGGTGGGCTAATTCTCTAAGCTGATGTACATTGAGTGGATTTGGAGTACCATCTTTAAGCACTATCTTTTCCTAAATCATAATATGTAGTAATACCAAACGGTGCTTCGATTGTAGTTGATCCGTGTATCACAAACAGTGTATCACAGTAGTTAGGATCTCCCCATGAATCCCATGGATAACCATCTGTAAACATCACAAACTTTTTAGGTTCGAGACCTTCGGATTTCATGTATTCCCAATTACTGTCAAAGTCAGTACCACCACCACCGATACATTCATAATCTAACAGTTCGTCGATGTTATCTTCTGTGAATATTTGTGGATTATGTACGGCTGTATCGAAGCACCATATATGTAAATTAAAACTACCAAATGCCTCCATGATGCCTTTAACTTCGCTTTTAATGTTATGCAGTGTTTCATCACTCATCGAACCAGATGTATCAATTGAAAGTGCGATGTCAATCTTTTGTTCTAAATCGTTGCCCGGCAGTATAGCATCCATGTGCCATCCTCTACGACTAGGACGGGCAAATGTATAGTCTGCTTTGATAGTACTTAATAACTGCTGTTGTAGCAACTCGTTCCAATTTAATTGTGGTGCAGTTAAATCTTTAATCATTTTCCTTACACCACTAGGTAGATTATCAGCACCCGAGCTTTGTGCGGCTGTCATCACAGCTTCTTTCATTTCGTCTCTGATCTCTTTTCTCTCAGCCGCTGATATTTTCGGCTTAGCACTGCTTTTATCTTTGCCATCTCCATCCCCGTCTTTACCTTTACCGGAATCACCTTCGCCATTTTCTTCTCCATCCAAATGTTCATCTATTAATTGATCTAATAGATCATCTACATTAATTTTCTCAGCATTTTCGTATAAGTCATCATACACTTCCTCAGCACTCATATTACGATACTTTGTATCAAACAAACCAATTGGAATCTTTTCACCAATACGTTGATCTACTAGGTCTTGATTTACACAATAGTCGTCAGCTATGTTCCATAACCTAGGATCTCTGTCTCCACGTCTTCCCATATGATCATAGACGCAGTGTAACACTTCGTGACCAATAAGAAACTCTAATTGTTTACTTGGTAATGTTTTAATAAATTCTGAATTGTAGTAAAACTTACGACCGTCTGTTGCGGCTGTTCCACACCATGCATCAGCGTTAACGATTTCTAAACGTGTAGCTAGATTACCAAAGAAAGGTGCTTTTAGTAATAGTGCGATACGAGCACCAATGATTTTCTCACGTGCATCAGCATCAGTTTTTGGATTTGTTTTACAACCTACGAAGTTTTTAAATTCTTCTTTGTTTGCTGTGGTGTCTTTACTCATTGTCGGCTCATTCCTTTATTGTATATATGTATTATACTGTCAATCTAACCAAAAGTCAACTAAAAAGGAGGAAGGATGCTCTAGGTCCAGCTTGTAAGTTAGGAGCAGTTGGACCGATTGAAACACCCTTCCTGTGAACTATGCTACTGCTTGAACGATATACTTACCAAAGCGTTTATGAAACTCATCAAATGATTTTACTTTGTTTGGAATAAATGGCAAGTTGTAAACAGTTAGAGCTACTCTCACTCCCATAACAGTAAGCTCTGTTGTAAAGTTGTCCATCATAAATCTAAAGAAATTATCTACCATGGTATGCCATACTTCATCTTTCTTATCGGTTTTCTTATTATAGGCCTTGAGCTCATAGCACATCGATACAGTCAGAGAATACATAGCTGATACTTCTTTTACTTCTAAAGTCTTTACTTTTCCTTCTAAGATCTCAGTGGGATTAGGCATCTTACCTGCAATCTTTCTATGAGCCATAAACTTAATAGCAGTACCATCTCCAACAGTACCACTTACTAGATCAGTTTCAACATCAGTAGGAAGATCGTCCCCTAATAGATCACTAACAAATGTCCATGAACGAGGCGTAGCAAAAGCACGTGAGCTTGATTTAGGATCAAAGTCAAATAAATCTTGTTTAGCAAACGACACGTACCCTACAACATCTTTATGTATGCCATTACTAACTGCCCACTTCTGCCACGACTCAAAATCTACTCTCATTTCTAAATGCACAAAACGATTACTTAGTGGTGCTGGCATTTTATAAGTAACACCTTTATCACCTTCTCTGTTACCAGCGGCAACAATAACAACGTTATCTGGAAGTTCGTACTTACCAATACGTCTGTTTAACACTAGCTGATAAGCCGCGGCCTGTACACTAGGAGCCGCTGAGTTCATCTCATCAAAGAATAATACTACGATAGGATATTTTGCGGCTAACTCTTTGCTTGGAAGATCAATTGGAGGTGCCCAATCCATTAGACCGTTGTCTTTGTTATAAAATGGAATACCTCTGATATCTGTTGGATCCATCTGACCTAAACGTAGATCAATCATATGACCTTTCATTTCGTCAGTAATACTTTGCACTAATTCTGATTTACCTATACCTGGAGGCCCCCAAAGAAAGATTGGACGCTTACGATCAAAACATCTACTTATTGCTACTTGTGCTTCTTCACTTGTGACTGTTCTATTCTCTGTTGCTGACATATTTTGCTCCTAACTAAATTTGTCTAAATTTTAACTTACAAAAACAGTATAGCACCAAATTGACTATTTGTCAATCACTCTTTAATGTAACCCGATCGGTGCATCATACACCACAGTCAATCCTTGATCTGACTTTCTCCTCATATATTCAGCCATCATTATTACGCCATTGACAATATGTTCGACTTCTTCCTGGGTTTCTATTGGTTCTCGATCTCCCCAAATAGCTTTTACGATACGTTCTTGTTCTTCAGTCATATTAATCCTCTTTTTCAAATAATTCAAACTGTTCAGGTAAACTATATACTTTTACCATCTCAACCAATGGATCGTTAAAGTCTGTTTCAATTAATTCTGGGTCGTCATAGTAGTCATAAAAGTCACCAGTGTCACTGTCCTCAATATCACCACTGTTAACTTTTTCCCAAGCTTCTTTCTCAGAGTCTGCCTTGACATATTCGTATTCAGTATAAATTACTCTACGTTCAAATGTATAATTATTAGCCATTAAAAAATAATAATTCCTTTTAAACTTAAATATACTGCGGACAAATACCATAATAACACAGTTCCAGATCCTACGAATACTATTATAAATCCCAAACTACATTGAGTATCTAAGGCGTCTTCTTTATCTTGTTTACAGTCTCTCATTTTTTAAACAATCTGGTTACCAGATCGATAGCCTCTTGTTTAGTTGTAGTTTCTGAAGAATTAAGTTCATCTAGTTCCTTTAATAGTTTTTTTCTTTCTTCACTGCTTAACTCCTTCAACCTTGGCAGTATCACCTGATCATAGAATTCGCGTCGTTCATTTTCTTTTTTAAGTGTTGTATGTTTTTCAGTTCCAATAAGATCCCAAACGACAAAAGCCAAAATACATAAACCAAGCCACTCGTACCAAGTAAAGTTAAATTCCATTATGATATCACCTTGCCAGTGAAAACATCAACAACTTCTTCATCACCAAACTCAGCACGCATTTCCATTTGCTCTTCTTCTGAGTAACCATGTTTCTCACGCATAGCTTGATAACGTCCAAGAAACTCTTGAGTTTCAATTGAGTTTTGTTTAGTTGAACGCTCAAACATTTCCCAAGTAATTGTACCGTCAACCACAGCCATTTCTAAGATGTCTGTTGGAGGAATGTTATTTGATGATATCCAACGAACTTCACCTTGTTTACCAAGTTTCCATTCCTTGTTACCTAACACAGCAACACCGTCACGGTGCCATTCACCTTCTGTTACAGAACCACCTCTGATTGCTTCGCCTTTGTAGTTTAATCTTGGCGCAGTAGAGTTGTATTTTTCTTGTAGTATTTCTAGTGTTGGATTTTCAGTTGTGTGTGTCATTTTGTCTGCTCCTAAGTAATAAAAAATGTCTTTTCCTTATTTCTTACTTACAGTATATGACAAATTTAACCAAAAGTCAACCAAAATATTGATTTATTTTAAAAGAATAAGTACCAAGCTAGGACAAGGACAGCTATTTGTGCAGATATTAGTAATACACCAAAAATCCAATGTAAGAATTTCTCCATTAGCCGAACAGATGTCTTGCAACACCGAAGCCGTATATGACAGTCATTAAGATATTAATAGTTATGAGACTCCATTCTTTCCATTTCCAGGCTACCCAAGTCCACCCAAAACCAGCAAGCCAACCAAACCATACGTTTAACGGATATATATCCATAGCACTCATAGCGGCACATCCTACTGCTAGTGCAGTAGATATCCATTTGGTCCACCATATCAGTCTTTCTTCGTAGTCTATAATTTCATTCATAGTGTTTTAGTATATTATCATTTTTCCTGATTGTCAAGATACTGCTGTAGGTTGTTTCCATGTAGTGCCATCATCATTGCTTCACTTTCACCAAACAATACTATAGTTTGTGCATTCAGCAAGTAGTACGGACTAGTGACAAATCTTTCAAGTTGAACAAATGTTTTAGGTCTATACTTTTCTGTTGTTTTAAATTTAAACACAGGCACTTTAGCTTGAATCAACATTCGATATGCCATTTTAGTCAATCGAAGACTGTCTGGATTTACTGGATTAAACCACCAAGTTTTCGGCTCATCCAAGCTGTTGTAGTGCAACTTATCACGTCCTAAGGACTGAAATGGATTTAGTATATAATCTTTTTGGAATTTAGTTTGCCAAATAACCTGCAATGACTCGCTAGTTCGTGCCATTTAGGCGACCACTACAGTCCCGCTATTTAATAGCACCACAGTGAATAAGTCACATTTAAATAATACGTTTAATTTTTTAGCTAGGTTGTGTGCATGCCCAGGATTACTGAATGAAACTTTTTTATATTTTGGTCCAGGATACTGCACTAGGATATTCTGAGTCTTAAGATTGATAGGTTTGCCGTCATAGAAAACTGCCCAAATACCATCTGAGCTTAAAATTTGATCACTCTTATAGGTTGTTTTGTTTACGTGTTCTAAAAGTACATTGGGTTTAGGTCTTGACATTACTTACTCTCTAATATTAACTACTATTATTTATGCCTATTATCAGAGTATTTAATTAGAAATCGCCACCATCAAAATCCACATTTACTGCTTGATTATCTTCTTTTTGTATGTTGGTAAGGTCGTTGATTTTAGTAAGTAATGCAAAAAGATCACTATGTATGTTACGTGCATCCGTTGGAGTTAACACTAATTCTTTAGCGTTAGTCTGATTCATAGCCTTAATTTTCTCGTTAAACTTCTTCAGATGCAGACTTAATTGTTGTTCCATGTAGGGCTCCGTTAGCAATACGCAAATTTTCTTGCATTTCTTCCAATGACTGATATGGACCAGCATAAGCGTATCGATTTAATGTAATTAGTTTTGGGCAGTAACTTTTAACCCACCCATTGTTAAATTTAAGTATATAATATCCAGCACAGAAAAAACTTTTACTTTTTTTTCCTTTAGTAAATACTGGCAATTTTCTAGGAACGTCCCAAAGAATATTTTGTGCTTTGTAGTCACACGGAAATCCGTAGATACCATGCGATTCTTTTGGTTTGTTTTTGATCGTTGTTTCTACAACAATGTTGTATCTGTCACTGAGACGTTTTAAACTAGTAAACTGTTCCCTTTCGTCATCGTGCGTGTAAACAACACCTTTTTGGTTAGCTAATATAGTCCCTATTTTATTGCCGTTATCTTCAACTACCCAACATTTATTTTTAACTATTGCTTTTGCTAGTAAGCTCATCTTACCCTCCTTGATATATCGCTGAGTTAGCACCATGCTCTGCACACTCTACTGAATGTACCCAGCAACGATCGTTTGTTTGTTCTCTAATTAATTTGTCTGCAAACACAAATGCGTGTTCTGCAAACTTCTCTGCACCAACTCCGTCCATTACTACAATCTCTGCTAGGTCAAACAGTTCAAGTTCTTTAAATTTTTCTAAGAAAGGGTCATTCTTATCAATCGCTGTCTTATGATCAAAGTGATCTTCTAACCATTTCTTAACCTGTTTAAGTCCACCAAAGTCTACTGCCCAGTTTTTATTATCTAGTTCACTACATGCAAACGTAAATTTAAATTGTAAACTGTAGCCATGTAATAAATGACAGTGTGAATGATCAGCATTAGGTTGCCTAAAGCAGGCTGATAAACCAATGTTGTGTCCGTACGTTTTAGTTGAATAATATGTTGCCATCGCTTTCTCCTAGTCTAATAAGCGGCAGAGTATTTAAAGAGGGTTGACACTGATAAGTCCTCTGTAGTAATATTATATTGTCATTTGTGGCCGAAGTCAAAATAAATTTTCAACTATCTGATTTTGTTTTTTCATCATACTAAAATAAAACTTTAATGTATTAAAAGCATCTTGATCTGCTCTGTGTTGCTCACCATCAAAAGGTATGCTAAACTTTGCCATTGCTTCTGACAATCCACCTTTAGGATCTGAATTACTACTGAACATCATAAAGTTAAAGATAGTTTTAAGATCAATGATACGACCACCTAGATGTTCAAATGCTACATTACGTTCCTGGAACTCTTTGCGTAGTACTGAAACATCATCAAACCCCCATACCACACAGTTTAACCAAGGTCTATGTTCTTTTATTAAAGCTTCAAGTTCTTGTGCTATGTATTCGTGACTATAACTTTCAGTACGAATATCGTGATCAGTGATACCTGTTAATCTTGTTATGTAAGGGTCAATGGGTTCTTTTGGATCTACATACCATTTGGTTGTTACATAGTTTTCAGGTTTTTGACAAGCATTGCCGATAGCAACACCTACTTGTATAATCTTATTGCTGGGTTGATTTAATTCTAAATCGATTGATATAAAGTTTTGTTTATTCACACCATTTCTAAATCTGGATAACTAGCACTCATCCAGTGAGCCATAGCGGCCGCATTATCTCCCAATTTAACTAAATTATATTTTCCACAGAATTTAAGAAACTGTGCTCCAATCATTTGTTTTTGCTTGACATTCATCCCTACAGCTATAGTTTCGGCTATCTGTACTTTAACATCTTCAGGCTGTGCTGTAAGATCTACTAGAGTGCAATTACGGTTGTAGTCATCTAGCACACGGTGTTCAACTTCGTTATGATCTACCCATCGCTGTAACATTAAGTTGTTCCAATTAAACCCTTTTTTCTTCTTATCTGCAAATGCTTCTAATAGTCCAACTTTATTTTTACTTCCTTTCTCTCTAACACCTGGATAAGCTGAAAACACATTATCACTTGAGTCTCCTCTCATACATTTTTTAAACAAGAGATACTCTGGATCTGGTACTACCTTGGGCTCTTTAGTTTTCTTATCTATCACACGCTCACCTTTTTTATTAAAAATACCTTCAATGGTGTGTAGTTCATCTGATATACCGTTGTACTGTTTAACATTGCCTGCCAGTAACTGATAAAAGTCAGAGTCTGAACTTACAATAACGTGTTCATCCTTAGGATGACTCTGTATCCATCCTGCTATCAAATCATCAGCTTCTAGATTAGGATGTTGTAAAGTAGTACAATTAGTTTTTTCTCTAATAAACTCGTTTATATTATCAAAGGCTTCCCAAAACAGTTTATCTTCTTCAGCTTCTGTTTCTGTTAGTGCTTGTCTAGCCACTGATCTATTCTTTTTGTAAGGCTCATAAAAGTCTTTACGCCATGAGCGGCCTTCTAAACAAAATATAACATGATTGGCCTGTTGATCTCTCCAAGCTTTGTTTATGCTAGCTAGTGTAACATGCATCGCAAAGGCTACTTTTTCTTCTGGACTAGCGGCTCTATAGGCAGAGTGTCTAGCTCTAAAGAATGTGTTTGCAGTGTCTATTAATAAATATTTCAACTAATCTCCGATCTACCATTGCCAAGATCACGTTTGTTTGTCTGTGCTTGACGTATTTCTGGATCTGCTTGCTCTTGTTCAAAATTCTCCATTACTACATTACGACATACTGATTGGAACCAGTTGTCGACAATGTCGTTGTCAGTTTTACCTTGATACCCAGCTTTCATTAATCTAGCTACAAAGATATCGTTCCAGTCTAGTTCAAATGCTCCGTCACTAGGATTATCTGGGTCAATTTCCATACTAAGAACAGTAATATAAGGCTCTTTATTTTTGTCTGCTAGTTCCTTATCTGACAGTTTCTTTTTATTTTTCTTAGGCTCTTCTTTCTTACCTATTAGTTTCTTAAGTTTATCTAACATATTATTCCCATCCTATTTTCTCCCAGGGTACGTTTTTATTACCAAAGTGTCCGTAAACACAGTTCTCACTATAGTTATTATACTTGAATAAATCAAATCTGTCAATGATTCCTAACGGTGTTAAATCAACATTGGATCTAATAAACTTTTCTATAGAACGATTATGCCCATTTGATTCTATGTATATTGATGTAGGTTCTTTAACACCAATAGCATAACTTAACTGTATTTGACACCAGTCAGCCATTTCACTAGCTACTACATTTTTTGCTAGCCAACGAGACATATAAGCCGCCGAACGATCTACTTTAGTTGGATCCTTACCGCTAAATGCGCCTCCACCGTGTGGTGCCCAACCTCCATAAGTATCTACGATAATTTTTCTACCTGTTAATCCCGAATCTCCATCTGGACCACCTACTACAAAGTTACCAGTAGGATTGAGATGCCATACAGTATCATCATCTACCAGATGCCCTAACACTGATTGTGCAATCAGTTTTGTTTCTTTTCTAGCCTCTTCACAATCGCCTTCAGTGTGTTGAGTGCTTATTACCACTTGGTCGATACGCTGTATTTGATCACCTCTATATTCAACACTGACTTGACTTTTAGCATCTGGCAAGAATATATCATTGTTTTGTCTTGCTTGCTTTAGTCGTTTAAGTATCTCATGGCTGTAATAGATAGGTGCAGGCAAGTATGCTTCATTATCTCTATTAGCATATCCAAACATAATACCTTGATCACCTGCCCCAAAATCGTCTGTACCTAAGGCAATGTCAGCTGATTGGCTATGTATATGATTGTCTATTTCTAATGTATTCCAATGGAATCCTTCTTGTTCATAACCAATCTTTTTTACTGTATCTCTAACTATTTGATTAACATCAACAACATTAAAGTTTTTAACTTCACCAGCTAGTGTTACGTGATTTGTTGCTACTAATGTTTCAATCGCTACTCTTGTTGTGCGATCACCTTCTGTTAACCCAGCATCTACTAAGGCATCGGATATCTGATCTGCTACTTTATCTGGATGTCCGTCTGATACTGATTCACTTGTAAATATATATTTGTCCAATTATTTTCCCCAACTGTTTCCCCAAAGATCAACGTGTAATCTTGGGCTATAATTGTAGCCACGTTTCATACACTCGTCTGCTACATTAAATTTATTATTTTCATATACTGATACAACACCACCTACAGGCATAATATATACTACACCTTTAAGTCCGGCTTCTCTATATGCTTTGACAGCACGATCAACTTCGTCAAAGTCCTTAGGATTTTCAACTACAAACTTGAGATAGGTTGTGCCATACTGCTCATAGTCAGCAACAATCTCAGGCTTAACAGCATCTTCCCACTTCTCGCCACTAGCACTTAACTTAGCACTAACTGAAAATGTTATATCGCTGTGATAACTATCACCTCGTGCCTTACTCCAAGATTTCATATACTCACCAAACTCTGGATGTATCTTTTGTGTGCCGTTAGTTTCAAATGTTATATTAATCAAATCTTTCATCTTGTCATTTTCTAATAACTCAGGAAAAGCACGTTGCCAGCCTAGTAAAGGTTCGCCGCCTGTAATTACTAAGTGTACATCATTACCGTTAGATTGTACCCATTTATTGTTTGGTGTTAGTTGTGTTAATCTATCTGCTACTGCTTCTGTCTGTAACATAGGTGACAAATGTTTGAATCTTGGATCCCATGATGCATAACTATCGCACCCTGTATCTACTAAAGGTAATCCTTCGTATTGATTAAATAGTTCTACTTTAACTTCGTCACGCTCTGTTGACAGTTCGCCTCTATTCATACCAAAGCCGCCACATGTGAAGTTACAACCAAATGTACGCAAGAATATACTAGGAACGCCTACAAAACGTCCTTCGCCTTGTGCTGAATAAAATATTTCACTAATTTTAAGTTTCATTTACGCCTTTCGTTAATAGTTTATTATACACTTATTTAGGTCGTATGTCAATGTTCCCATGGAAAAACTATCCATTCATCTTTTTCTGATTTGTCTATTTCAGTAGCACAATAGTCTACTTCCTGACAGAAACCACTGGACAAGTTGTCAAATAATACAGCAAACTTAACATTATGTTGCGGAGTTTGATTTAACTTCCAATCATTGACGATCCAGTTAAGTGTTGCTCCAGTATCATTAATGTCATCTAACACTAATATTTTTTTGCCTTCACGTGCATCATCTTGCATCCATAGATTATCATCTGTGTCTATGTGATCTCTAAGACTAACCTTTAGTGCGTGCATCGGTATATCCAATCTATGACTCATATATACTGCTGGCATTAATCCTCCGCGAGTCAACCCAACTATATAATCGGGTCTAAAGTTATCTTTATACATTTCAAAGCTCACTCGATTGACATAGTCATCAATAGTGGGCCATCCTACGTAACGTTTATTATCCACGGTATGCCCTTATGTTTGATATTTTACCATCAACAAATGTAATTACATCAACCACTAACAGTGTATCTGTGTCGTCTATTAAAACACTGAGTTCAGCAGTTATAGTATCCATTTCTTGGTATATTGCCAATGGAGTTACTTCGATAGTTTCTACTGCATCAAATATTGTTTGATTGGCCGCTAGTACATCTGTACGACCTTCTGCACTTGTTTCCCAATCACGTAAGACAACATCGTCTGTAAACATTGCATCAAGCCCATTGATATCTTTACTACTGAATGTAGTAAAATACTGTGTTGCTAACTCTTTTAATTCCATATTAAAAACTCCATTGTAAAGAAACTCCGACGATGTTATTAGTTTCGCCTTCTTGATTTAAGTAATTCAATTGATGTTCCCCATAAGTTACTAGTTCTAAATCACTATCATCACTTTTAAATTTATAATACATACCTACATTATATGCATTTACATCTGGTGACATATCAACTGAACTTCTATCATATGCTATGCTACCATCTCTATAGTACCCAACTGGTACACTAACATCAACAGTACCTTCGTGTATAGTAACGGGCTGACTAAATGTAGTACCAATACTGTGTTCATCCACAGTGTAGTCTAATCCTACATTCCAGCTGTATGATTGTGTGTCACTGACGTCAGTTACTAGTCCTGTTTTATTCATACCACTTTGTGTGTATCCATACCACACACCCCCAAACATGCTTAGTCTCTTATTTAACTTCTGGGTACCAGTTATGTTAGTGTATGTGGTATAACTGTCTTCCATTTCACCTAAGGCACCATTAATTTCGTTACCCATCCAAGCTTGATCTTCGTTTAGCATACCAAAACCAACTCTTACTGATAAATCATTGGTATACTTTGTGGTGTGCCCAAATTCAAAGTTACCGACACCAGTGTCTTGATTCATTTTCATAGTCATATCAATAAATGATGTACCATCTTGATCTGTTGCTAAACTAACCTTGCTACTTGAAGTATAATAATTTAGATTATCATATGGATTATGGTCTGTAAAGAACTGGCCTTTGCTTATTGGATTAAATGGTGTAGCTTTCTTTTTCTTAGTGTTACTTCCGTAACTCATGTCAACATAATAATCACGACCAAACTCATCAGTAACCATAACACTGCTTAACGCACCTACATCTGATAATCCGTCTGAACCACTTGCTAAAAATGATCCACTTATAGGAATAGTTTTTCCATATCTACCATCTACAGGAATACCAACAACACCATATGGTCTGGTAGCCGCTTCTAAATCTAGCAGTCCAGCACCCATTATGTCCTTATCATACCCTGGTAAATCTTTATTAGCAGTAGCAGTTAATAATTTAACGATATTACTACCGGTCATTAACGGCCATTGTTGATGTATAATAGCAACAGCACCCGAAACAACTGCGGCCGCTTCTGATGTTCCTGTACCTATTACATACCCATCTCCACTGGTATGTCCTGGACTGTACATGTTGCCTGGTGCTAGTATATAAAAATCACTCATTCTATATGTGTCATTACAATTACCATCACTGGTAACATTGAACCCTTGGCATATATGTCCGGCCTTGTTACTGTAACTAGCAACAGTACCTGCGTCAATATCATATGCACCAACTACTAGCATTTGTCCGTTCATATACAGTGAACCGTCTTCTCGGGTAGCATAGGCCATTGGAGCTGGATTTTCAGGAAATGCTAGCCCCGAGTTACCAGCCGAGACAACAACAACCATTTCACTATTGCCTAAAGCTGAAGACCATCTTTTAGGATCCTCGTTATTATAAAATCCTGTGCTTCTTCTTCCGGTATGGTAATATTCTATGTATTTAGGATCACTGTTGCTCCAACTTCCATCTTTTAGTTGTACCCACTTACTTTGATAGTTATTAGAGTATCCTGCGTTGGCACTTATATTTGCTACAGTAGCATCTATACTAGCACCCCAAGCAATAGCATCTCTGGCTTGACTGAATCCGATCCTACTACTATTAGTTACTTTGGCTATAGCTAGATCAGCGTCAGGGGCAACACCAACCATGCCAACACCATCTCTACTTGCTCCTGCGATACCAGCCATTTTAGTACCATGGCCGACATTGTCGATGATGTCCGTTTCCCCTCTAAGGAAGTTCTTTTTATCTGTTATCCTTCCTTTGAATTCATTATGTTCTTCATTGATACCACTGTCAATGATAAGAATTTTACTGCCCTTACCTGTATACCCTCTATCCCAAGCGGATTGAGCTTTAATTGCACTTAAAAAGTTGTCATTTGTTTTACCAGGAGCAAGATCATCAGCAATATATTCTCGTTCAAAATCTGTCCTAGTATCTACAACCTCTTCTTCAACAGGCTCTTCTACTGTAGTTTCTTCTTCAACAAGCTCTTCTGTATCACCGTATACTGAAGCTAATAATCGAGCCTCCTCAGCTAACCTTGCATCTTCTTCTGCTTTTAATTCGGCTTCTCTGGCCGCTTTAGCATCTGCAACTTCTTTGGCCGCAATTTCTTCTGCTGTACGTACAGATTCTAATTCATCAGCAATACGTTTAGCCTCGGCTTCATCAGCAATACGTTTAGCTTCTAATTCATCAGCTATTCTTTTAGCTTCAGCGGCATCGGCTATTCTTTTTGCTTCTAGTTCGTCAGCAATACGTTTAGCTTCTAATCTATCGGATTCTTCTTTAGCGATTCGAATTGCTTCGGCTTCGTCAGCTAGTCTTTTAGCTTCGGCTTCGTCAGCTAGTCTTTTAGCTTCTAATTCATCAGCTAG